TCTGCTGATCTTTCAGAAACATCTTTAGAGCAAGCTTTAATTGACATTGGTCAATTTAAAGATGAGCGTGGATTAAAGATTGCAGCTAAGGGAATAAAAATGATTATTCCTTCACAGCTACAATTCACTGCTGAAAGACTTATGAAGTCTGCTCAAAGAACTGGAACTGCAGATAATGATACAAATGCAATTGCATCAATGGGAATGATTCCACAAGGTTATGTGGTTAATAATTTCTTAACTGATACAGACGCATTCTTTATCACAACTGACGTACCAAATGGTCTTAAGTATTTTGAAAGATCACCTATCAAAACTTCAATGGAAGGCGATTTTGATACGGGTAATGTAAGATACAAAGCTAGAGAGAGATATTCTTTTGGATTCTCAGACTTTAGAGGTATCTACGGTTCACCGGGTGCTTAATTAAATACATATATAATATTTAAAAAGGGGCTTTCGAGCCCCTTTTTTTTACTTTACATTGTGGGAAAAAATACTAACATATGTCTTAAATAATATAAGGAGGCATATATGACCGCTTTATCACAGTCTTTAATTGCTGAGAAAATTAGATTAGAGTCTCAATGGAATACTCAATATCTATCTCAAGGCAAAGAAACAATTGATATGAAATCAATTGAAGCTAAGTTGGAAAGAGTTAAAACTAAGCTTAAATGGAAAGACTTAAATCCGTACGAAAGTCCTTTATTTATTCCAGAATAAATAAAGACTAAAATTTTTAAAAACGTTTTTATCTAGAGGAATTCCTTGCTCTATTGAAATATATATATATACTTTTACGACTAGAATTAATTAACTTATGCAGGCCGATCTAGCGGATTCACGTAGTAAAACTGTATAACAATGACTACGGAGGTCAAAAATAAAATGGGAAATACAACTTTTTCAGGTCCTATTAGATCACAAAATGGAACTAGACTTATTAGTAAGAATTCTAGCACAGGACTAATATCGGACAGAACACTTGCAGATTCAGGTGTAAGAGATGCAAGACGTTTCTTCTTAGAAGAATGGTTTTTACAAAGACCAGGTATCAATGCTAATATTGATCAGGTATCAACAGTTGAAGTTCAAAGAGCTTTAAATAGAAACTGGGAAGCACTTGGAACTAATATGACTACTGCACTAGCTACTTTTAATACTACTTCAGCAGGAATATTATTAACAACTGCAACAGCAGATCAAGATCAAGCAATTATTACTCCACATCTCGATACAGCAGCAACTGCATGGGCAGGATGTTTATGGGGAACAGAAAACCAAGTAAATTTTGAAACATCAATTAATACAGCAGCGATTGACAATCAAAAAGTTTGGGCAGGTTTAAAATTAACTAATGATCATTTAGTTGCAACAGATGACGATCAAGCTTATTTTAAGTTTCAAACTGATGCAACAAACTCAGAAGCTTTCACTGATTTTACAAAATTACATTTTGTACATTCTGCTGGTGGCACTGATTTTATTAGTCAATTACCAATTACAGTAACAGCGAACACTATTTACAATTTAAAAATCACTATTGATTCAGATAGAAAAGCGTCTATTTTTGTAGATGGAATTCAGTATAATGTTACAGGCACTTCTGGTTCAACCGGTGGTACTGCGGTAACTACAGGTACAACACCTTCAGGAGCTTTAGATGATGACATTGATTTAATTCCTTATGTAGGACTTGAAAATGGTGCAGCAGCAGCAGAAGCAATTGGTGTTCATTATGTTTGTATGAGTAGAACAATTAACGAATAATAAATAATATTAAGTGGGGCTTCGGCCCCACTGTTTCTTAATTAAGGAGGGAAACAAATGGCAGATACAGTAACAGGACCAACAATCTTACAACAAAACGATCAACGAGTTGTAATTAAAATAATCAATCAATCAGACGGAACAGGTGCCACAACAGTTTTTGGTGACGTATCAGCATTAGCTGCAAATAGTGTTACAGGTAAGGCTGCGGCTCATTTAAGTTTACTTAGAGTTTGGTTTTCTTGTCAAGGCGGAAACGGAGGAGACTCTTTTGCTCGTTTAGACGAAGAAGATGATGATGGAGATATTCCAGTAATAGGTTTAACAGGAACAGGCTATTGGGACTTTAGAGAATTTGGTGGAATCCCTGCTGATAAATCTAATAATACCAATGAAAGTGATGTAAATCTTGTAGTACCAGGTGAAGCTGATGCAGGAAATATGTATACAATTATAGCTGAATTTAAAAAGTTATATTAAGGAGGCTAGATGGCTACATCAGGCACAACTACTTTTGATCTTGATATTGATGAAATAATTCAAGAAGCATACGAGAGATGTGGAATTAGTTTACGAACAGGCTATAGTTTAAAAAGTGCAAGAAGATCTTTAAATATTTTATTTTCTGAATGGGGAAATAGAGGAATTCATTTATGGAAAGTAGATTTAGCTGCAGTACCTTTGGTAGAAGGCCAAGCTGAATATAATGCTACTACAGATAGTACAAATTTTCCAACAGGAGTTAATCAAGTTTTAGAAGCTTATGTTAGAAATAATACAACTAGTACAACACCTATAGACACTTCTTTAACTAAAATAGATAGATCGACATATGCTTCTCTTGCAACTAAATTATCTAAAGGAACACCTAGTCAATATTATGTAGAAAGAACTACTTCACCAAGTATTTTTTTATATCAAACACCCAGTAGTAGTTTTTCAGGGTCAACTCATTTATTAAAATTTTATTATTTAAAAAGAATAGAAGATGCCGGGACTGCTTATACAAATGAAACAGATGTAGTTTTTCGTTTTATACCTTGTATGATTTCAGGTCTTGCATATTATTTAAGTATGAAAATAGCTCCTGATAGAATTCAAATTTTAAAGCCTTTATATGAAGAAGAATTACAAAGAGCATTAAATGAAGATTCTACAGCAACAAGTCTTTATATTAGTCCAAGGAACTATAGCTTTAAATAATGGGTAATTTTGCAAAAGGTAAACATGCATTAGCTATATCCGATAGAAGTGGTTTTGCATTTCCTTACAGAGAAATGTTAAGAGAATGGAATGGTTCTTTTGTGCACAAAACAGAATACGAAGCAAAGCAACCTCAATTAGAACCTAAAGTTCATTCTGGAGATCCACAAGCCCTACAAAATTCAAGACCAGATAGAGTAGAAACTATTGTTTCTGTTTTATTAAATAAAGATTCTTTTACAACAGGAAGTGCTAGTTCTTCAACAATAACAGTTACAGAAAATAATCATGGAAGATCAAGTAGTGATACAGTTCGTTTTAGAAATGTTTTAGGATTTGATGGTATCTTAGCAAGCAATTTAAATAAAGCTGTAGGATATACAATAACTAAAGTAGATGATGATAGTTATACTTTTAGTGTAGATACAAACACAGCAACAACAGGAAATATAAAAGGAGGAGGCGGAGATGCATCAGCAGGTCCGGCAACAATCACAGCATGACAATGGATCTCAGTACATTAAGAACAAATATTAGAAATTATTCAGAGACAGATAGTAATGTTTTAACAGACACAGTTTTAAATGTTATTATTAAAAACGTAGAAAATAGAATATTTAGATCAGTAGATTCTGATGACACTAAATTTTATGCTACCTCAGATTTAACTATTGGTAATAGATTTGTTACTATTCCAAATGATGCTAGAATTATAAGGTATGTTCAATTAACTAATCCTACAACTTCAGATCAATTTTTTTTAGAACAGGTAGATGCTTCTTTTTTAGCTGAATATTTTCCAGACCCTGATAATACAAATGATAATGCAACGCCTAAGTATTATGCTCATTGGGATTCAGATAATTGGGTAGTAGCTCCAACTCCGGATGTAGCTTATGCAGTCACTTTGGCCTACATAAAACAACCCGATACTATTACAACTTCAAATTCAAGCACTACTTATATATCAAATAATTTTCAAGATTTACTAATTAATGGTTGTATGGTAGAAACTCTAAAGTACTTGAAAGGACCCGATAATATGTTACAACTGTATGAGAGTTCTTATCAAGAAGGACTTCAAACGTTTGCGGCAGAACAACAAGGTCGAAGACGCAGAGACGAATACACAAGTGGTGTTGTTCGTATAGATATACAATCACCACAACCAAAAATAAAATAAAAGGAGACTAAAAATGGCTAATATAATACCAGATGCATTTAAATCAGAACTCTTATCTGGCACACACAATTTTGCTAACGGAGGCAATAGTTTTAAAATAGCTTTATATACAAACATCTCTGGTTATTCCACATCAAGTACTGCATACTCGGCTACTAATGAAGTTTCTTCTTCAGGTACAAGTTATCCAGCAGGTGGACAAGCTTTAGATAGTCAAGTTATTGCTGTTGCAAGTAATGTAGCTCATGTTGATTTTGCAGACGAAGTTTTTTCATCTGTAACATTATCAGCAGTAGGTGCTATTATTTACAACGATACAAACTCAGATAAATTAGTTGTTGTTCTAGATTTTGGAGGAACTAAAACTGCTACTAACGGAGATTTTACAATTCAATTTCCTGCAGCGGGTGCGTCATCATCTATAATAAGGATTGCATAATAAAATATGGCTTTAGTACTAAATGATAGAGTCAAAGAGACTACAACTACTACAGGCACAGGAGCTGTTGCTCTTGATGGTGCTGTTAGTAAGTTTGAAACTTTTGCAGCTGGAATAGGAAACTCTAATACTACTTATTATGCTATAGTTCATAGAACTGCAGTTGAGTTTGAAGTTGGTCTTGGGACACTAGATGGTGATAGCTCTGATCTTACACGTACTACAGTCATTTCTAGTTCTAATAGTGATAATGCAGTAGATTTTAGTGCAGGAACTAAGGATGTATTTTGTACAATCCCTGCTAGTAAATTAGTTTTTGAAGATGCTAGTTCCAATGTAACTTTACCAAATGATTTAGTTTTAGGTTCTGATTCTTCAGTTTTAAAATTTGGTGCTGATTCAGACACAACTTTAACACATACTGATGGAACAGGTTTAACTTTAAATAGCACAAATAAATTACTTTTTAGAGATACAGGTCTTTATATTAATTCATCAACAGACGGACAATTAGATATTGTAGCTGATTCAGAAATACAAATAGCAGCTACAACAATAGATATTAATGGTGCAGTTGCTTTAAATGGTGCTATTACAGGTGCTACTAATATTACTTTAACAGGCGAACTAGATGCAGCAACTTTAGATATTTCTGGTAATGCAGATATTGATGGTACTCTTGAAGCAGATGCTATTACAATTAATGGAGTTACTTTAGCAGAAACAATTTCAGATACAGTTGGTGCTATGGTTACTTCTAACACTGAATCAGGCATTACAGTAGCTTATGATGATGCAGATAACACTTTAGATTTTACAGTCGGTACACTTA